ATCTCGCCCGCTGCCGCAGCAACGACCAGAACCAGCGCCGAGACGTTCCCGGATACAGTTACCGAGCCCTCGCTTGGGGCTAAGGTAGTTGTGCCCCCGCCGCCTTGCAGCGCAAGCAGCAGGCTCATCTATTGCCCGCCACAAGATAATTACGCCCTCACCCCTGATCCACATCGGACAGGTTCACGAAGTCAATGCCGTTCATCGTCGTCTCGATGGAGCGAAACCGGCTGTAGAGGGTCGATGCCTCCGTGGCGGTGCAGCCGAGCGCCGCGCCGAGCGGGGTGAAATCTGCACCAGCCCTCGTCAAGTCCATGATGTTGTTATTGCGGGCGAGCTGCGCACGTACCTTCTGAATCGCCGCAGTCATGTCGAGGAGAAGTTTTCCCTCGACCAGCGCTGCGTTGATGGCAATGCGTGCCATGATTGGCTCCTTAAATTAAGTCTGCGGTTTTCAGGACTTCAACTATCTTTGCCGCTACGGGATCGCTGTCCGCAAGGCTTGCGAGCGCCCTCGCGTTTTGCGCTGCGACGCCGGAAGGATTTTGCGGAGGCTCAGGATCGGCGGGCGCCGGCACATTCCCTAGCGCCACCCACGCAATGAACTCTATGACGGCCGGCGAATACTGATCGAGCGCAGTAATGACCCCGGCGTTATAGGTGACAGGAAGCGTCGCCCCATCTAGGGTTACGCTATTGAATCTGTCTAGTTTGTAATTCGTGCTCACGACAGCCTCGCGTTTGCCGTCCAGTGCAGGATATTTCGATCGCCAGCCGCGCTCCCAGCGGATGTCGTCATCGTAAATCCGACGCCGCGCGTTCCGGCTAAAGAGAACGCCCCGAAAGTGGCGTCGTTGCCCCGCGAGATATTGCGCGGATTCGCATTGGCTGCGGATGGGTTGTACCCCACCATCGTAGGTGCAGCTCTTTTTTCAACTTGCCACGCAATGAAGTTGCCGTCCTGGAAACCCACTGGAGCGACAGTTTGTGAGCCTCCGAACGCATTACCAGTATCACCAGCGTTCTGAGCTACCGCCACACCTTGAGCAAAGCTTTTCTCGTAATGCCTTTTAGCCTTAGAAAGATCAATCTCGATATCCTGCATGCGATATGAAAGTGCGATCCCACCCGGAATGACGTGGAAACGCCCGAGATATCCAATGTTCGAGGTGGACGACATGAAGTTCGCCTGCGCCGACGTGGTCAAATGGGCGCCTGCCCCCCACGTCCCAGCGGTCGTCTGAAAGTCAGTCCCAGCGGCGAGCGTGATAATGATCCTAATTCCAGTTCCGTTCGTATAAAGCCAGGTCCCGGCAGTGTCTAGCGTCAATACGACGACCTGCATCTGTCGCACGCTAGCTACTGCCTGAGTGAATGTCCCGACGTAGCGGCGGTTATTGGCGCCGTTGTGAAACGAAATGCCGTAGTCTCCGGCGACTGATAAATCGCTCGGAAACATCACGGTCAGTTGCGACGCCGAGGGAGCGCCGGACATGAGAGCGCCCGCGTCATACCCTTCAATGTCGGTGTAGATCACATACTGATCAGCCGCGGCGATGCTCGCGTCAGCTACGGTGCAGGCGAGCTCCAGTACTCTTAGCCCAGCGTTTTCGGGGTCGATGGTGGTTCGCATCGTGAACGCACCGACACCACTCGCAAGCCCCGACCATCCATCCGGGCCCTGCACAGTGGCAGCGCTCACCGTGTAGAGCCCGCCCTCCTTAATCTGGTCGAGCAGCCAATTCGGATTGATGTTCAGCGCGGGGAGGCTGTAGTCGGTGAATATGAATCCAGGAGTCGATAGGGTTATGTGATCCAGCCGGAAAGTTTGTACGCCGTCCGCATCTATCGTAAGGCCCAATGCTTGAGCACTGGCTGTCACAGCCGCTATCAGCGCGTCGTTTAATTCGGCAACCGAATAATCATTCGGCACATAGACGTTTACCTGCATCTGCGTCTGTGTCGCTATCTCATTTGATACGTCGTCTCCGAAGAAATCCACGGCATAGACGAGCCGCTGCAAGTTAGGGCCGCCGCTTCCTGCGGTGGCCTTGAACGTTGCTATTGCTTTAGCCATTCAGGCACCGACGTAGTAAGTGCATTGACCCGTGCAAAGCACAGCAGCCCCGGCAGCGGCGGCAACGATCGTAGTATTCGTGTTGGCGACGCTGCTTTTGAGAGGGAAGGATGGCTGGAAGTCCACATCTACGCGGTTCTCACCAATCGCTATAGCATTGCCAATGCGCCATTTCATCGACCCTGGCAGGTTAGTGGTGGTGATGTTGAAGGCGCCAGTCCCCGTCAACGCAGCCGTGCAGTGTCGATACCACTGGATACTAGTGATGTAGTGGAATAACCCGGCCCCAGCAGCAGGCAGCGTGATCGTTGCGGTAGAGTTTGCAGCACCGTCAATCTCCACTGTCAACGTCGAAGGAATCTGCTTGGCATAGATGATGAGGTCAGCAATGGAAGCGCGAGCCGCAACAACTACTGTCCCGGACGTAAATGCAGAGACGCGAATGCGGATTTTCTTGAGTCCAGATACGCCTATCGTGTAGACCTTCGAAAGAGTCGTCGTGATGACAACTGCGGCGGTGTAGCCTTCGGTCTGAACATCCCATGCCGGTAATGGTGTCAACCTATAATTCGTTCCGTCCACCAAACCCTCGAATGTGAGGGTCATGTTTCCAGCCGCCGTGCTTAGATCGAACGTCGCAGTTTGCGCACCGTTCAAATCCATGACTACTTCTGCGTTCAGTGCCGAGAGGGTTTGGGTATACGTGCGCCCTGTCTCGGTAACTGTCTCGCCACCTACGGTGTCCAGAAAGCCGCGGAAGGGATTCCCGTACTGGTCAATTATTGAGAACCCGCCGCTCATAGCGTCGCGTACCTCGCTGAAAATGTTCCGATTGTCATGCCGTCAATTAGGTCAACATTTATATTCATGCTAGTAGCGGATACGTACTCGCAACCCACTCTCGCAAAAATTCTCATCATCTTGTGGTTCCCAGAAGGGTTGTCAGTCGTCGAATCGTCATCCTCGAACCAAGCCTCTTTGAACGTTCCGACCGAAAGACCTGACAGACCAGAAACTAGTGCCGTAGCTTGATTAGCTGGAGTTGAGCCGAAATTAATAGTTGCGGTTCCGGTCGCCATCACGTCCTCGTGATCGTGAACCAGCCGTTAGCTGGGCAAGTCACTTGCAGGGAATTCCCGGCGGCGGTCAGTGGAATATCAGCCGGCGCGGAATCCCCTGTGAAGAATGCGAGCAGCGGTGACGTGATTCCCCACAAGGCCCCGGAGACGTAGATCACGCCGTAGCGCCATGCCGGGATTCCCGTTCCGCTCGCGGTCCACACCGCATTCCCCGTCGAGAACTTGTATCCGGTGGTCGAGAAGTCGGCGATCGTCGGCGCCGCGAGCGCAACACCGCCAGTCGTGTACCCGTTTCCGTTCGGAAGCTCGTTCGTCACGTCCGCGAGGGCCAAATTGCCGACGTTGTCCGTATCCGGGACATAGGTCGAGGTCGTGAGCAGCATCTTGATCGTCGCGCCGGCGAGGTCCGTCGCCTTCAGGACGTTCAGGTTCTCGGCGTAGAACTGGAACGCGCTCGGGGCGGCCATTACTGCAGCGCCTCAAGGTGATCGCCGATCATCTTCGTGCGATCGGCTGAATCCTTCGTGAGCCCGGCCATCGTCTTCGAGAGGCCATCCATCGTCGACTTGAGATCGCCGATGATTTGGCCGAAGCGCTGCTCGGAGAGATCGCGCTGCTCGGCTCCCTGCTGCGCCTCGGCGTCCTTCGCGCGCGCGGCGGCCGCTGCGGTGATCTCTGTCTTTATGATGTCGGTCGCGGCCTTGAGGAGCGCGGTGTTCTCCTCTGCGCTCACCTTCGCGTCGAGCTCGCGCTTGGCTCTCTCGTCCTCGATCGCCGCGCGCTGCGCGTCGGCGTTCGTCTGGGCGATCTTCTCGGCGCTCTGGCGGGCGGCCTCGGCTTCCTGCTGCTGCACGTCTCGCTGGGTAGCAATCGCCTCCTCCTGAGCCTTGCGGATCGCGGCGCGCCCCTCTTCTTCGGCCCGCAGTTCGGCTTCGCGTATCTTGACCTGCTCGCCCGATTGCGCCTTCTGCAGGTCCTGCTGGCACTTCGCAAGCTCCTCCTGGAGTTGCTGGACCTGCTGCTTGACCTGCACGAGCTCCATCGCGGCCTGTTGCTGGGCGAGCGGCTTGCCGTTTTCGTCCCGCTCGACCGGCGGGATGATGGCGTCGAGGTCGAGGTGCTCGTCGAATCGGCGCAGCGTCTCGCGCAGGAGCTCCACGACCGCGTCCGCCATGCGATAGTCGCCCTGCGTGCGCAGCTCGGCCACCTGCTTCATCGCTTCGGAAATCTGCGGCAGCAGCTTCCCCCACTGCTCGCGCTCCTGCGCCTGGTTCGGCTTGCCGGTGGATCCCGCGCGCACCCGCACGACGACCTGTCGAAACACGCTCTCGACCGACTCCGGCGCCTCCGGCCATTCGCACTCCTCTCCAGCGAGCTGCATAGCCTCGGCGCGCGTGAGGTCCTGGAGCGCGATCTCGAGCGCGGCCTCGCCCATCTCGCTCATCAGGTCCTCGTTCGTGTCGCGGCGCTCGGCGGTGCGCGTCGACATCGCCTCCTGCATGATCTCGGCCTCGGTCGCGGTCTTCGGCTTGATCATCGCTGCGCGCGAGGCGTCCGAGCGGCCGGCGACCAAGTCCATGTCGCGGTTGATCAGCGTCGTGTCGTAGGCGGCCGGGTCGATCTTCTGCACCGGGAGGTCCATGACGTCGTTGCTGATCGGTGTGGTCGGATTGCCTTCGACCGCGACCCAGTCCTTGTTCCCCGAGCCCGTGATGTTCTTCACGTCCTCCTCGGAGAGTCCGCCGCCCTTCCTGACTATGCGCTTCGGCACCGCCTTCTCGCGGATGTCGGCGTAGTTCGTCCGAGTCGTGTTGTACTCGTCCTGCAGGCCCTTCAGCAGCTCGACGTCCGAGATCGGGCGCCAGCGGCCCTCGATCACGTTGAAGGCGAGGATGAAGAACGGATACCAGCGCTGCGACGCGTGCGGCGGCGCGTAGGGCTCTCGCACCCAGCGGTTCATACCCTTGACGACCGTGCGAACGACGCCGTTTTCCTTGTCCCACACCTCGACCGCGCAGACGAACATCTCGCCCGCGGGGGTGTTCTCAGGATTCGCGTTCGCCGTCTTGTCGTCCGAGCGCGGCCGGCCGTAGCGCGTCGCGCCTTCCATCTTCATCTGGAAGAGTTGCTCGGCCTGGTTGACGGTGAGCCACGTGCGCTGGCCCAGAGCGCGGGCGTCGACATACTCGTCGAACTCGACAATAGACTCGTCGAGCAGCAGGAAGTCCTCGGACTTGAGGCGATCGACCGCGAATCCCTTGAAGATCTTCACCTCGTCGCGCGATGCGAGCGCCTTCTGGTTCGCGCGCAGCTCGTCACGCTTTCTGGCGAGCTCGGTCGGGTCGTCCTCCTTCTTCAGCTGCTCGATCAGCGCCTCGACCTTGGCGAGTTGGTCCTGCGTGTCCTCGATGCGGTGGATGATGAGCGGATCGCCTCGATATTCCTTCTGGTAGGTCATCTTCAGCACGCCGATCGAGGTCGTGCTCGCCGAGCGGATGTTGGCCTTGCAGCGGCGCTTCAGGCGCCCCTCCTCGACCAGCATCTTGTGCACCACCTTCTCAGCCGTCTGGGCGAACTTCTTCATGTTGCCCATCTGCGCTTCCGGCACGGCATCGGTAGGCGTGACGGCGATGTCGGGGTTCTTCGCGTAAATCTCAGGGATCGCGGCGGCGATAGTCGCGTAGACCATGTTCGTGCGCACGAGCTTCTGATTCGTCTTGTCCTTGTGCGCAGTGCCAGCGACGTAGCCGCGCAGTTCTGCGAGCAGCTCCATCCACTCCTTGAATTCGGGATTGCTCTCCGCGCGCTGCACGCGATCGAGCCAGACCTTGACCGCGTCCTTTTCTTCCTGGGGTGGCTCGAAGCCGGGCTGGTGCCGGTCGACCTGCTGCGTCTTCGAGGTGGCGTCCTTCGCGGTACCGGCGCCGCCTGGTTGAGAAATTACATCTTCGGCCACTACGCCCCCACGATGATTTTCCCGGTGCCGGCCTTGTTCTGGTCGAAGACCGGCGAGAACACGAGCCGCGCCTTGCCGCGCGCGACGTCCCGGTGCGAGACGATCATCACGCCCTCGATGATCGCGATGGCGTGGCCGTCGTGCTCGGGCCGCTGATCTTCCTTCGCGACCGGCTCGCTGCTGCTGCCGAGAAGGTCCTGGTTCAGGTCTCGCCGATCGCGCTCCGAGACGGCGATCACCGTCGGGATCCGCTCGCCGCGGCGACGCCGGTCCTGGATCATGTCGCGCAGCCCGTCCACGGTGAGGCGCGGCTCGATGGTTGAGCCGACCTCACCGGGAAGGATGACGCGCCCCCGCATCAGGCCATCAGCACGGCGCCGGCCACACCCGAGGTGTAGGCGGAAGCCCGGAACGTCATATAGCGCGCGAGCGACACCTCGACCGACATGCCCTGACCCGCCGTTGCCGCCGGAATCGCGATTTCGCCGGACTGCAGCGCGCTCGCGAAGCCAGCCGTGGCGACGCCCGCCACCGTGTTATAGAACTGCGTCGCGTCGACCGAGTCGGCGTATTCGAACACGACTGTGCCGACTAGCACCGCGCCCGAGGGCTGGTTGATCATCGCGATTGCGGAGTGCCGCGGGTTGAACGGCGTGCGATCGCACAGCGCCGCGACAACCGCGGTGCCGGCAAAAGCGCCGTTGCCGACCGATCCGCGCAGCGTCGCCGCGGTGGCGCCCACGGCGTCGAGCGACCAGTCGCCGTTCATGTTCGTGAGCGTGGTTACGCCCGCGATGGCGATGCGATCGTCGTTCTTGAGCCGGTGGCCGGCCGTGACCGTGGCGACGATGGGCGTCGCGTTCGTGCCCGAAGTGATCAAAATCCCGCGAGCGGCCGAAGCGACGCTGCCGAGGCTTTTCTGCTTGATGCTCATGTCGAAACTCCTGAAAATCAGGCCGAGAAACCCCCGGCCGTGGCGCAGAACTAAGACGGTTCTGCTGCGCCGCCAGCTACTTCTGCGCGCCGCTCGCGCGCATCTTGCCCAGTGCTCTGGTGAGGCGTGCTCGCCTGCCGCTTGATTCCGGATCGACGCCGGTGATCCGGCCCGAATTCCTGCTCGCGTAGAACACGCTCTCTCCCTTCTTGGCGCCGTACTCGCGCTGCATGTTCGCCATGATCTTGTCGCCCTTCGCGGTGAGCGGCACGGCTACTTACCCCCTACCAACGACTTGAACTTCGTCAGCGCTTCGTTCAGCTTCAGGCGCCGGTTCGACGCGGTATCGAGACTTCTTCCTTGCATGCCCGCGGTGCGCGCAGCGCGAAAGACCCCGCCAGTCGGGGCCGGATTGCTGTAGCGAACGCGCGGCGCCGAGGCCATCAGCGCCCAGAACGGTTGTGACTGTTCGAGCGCTTGCCGGTCGTCAGCTCGGTGTGGATGCGCATATCGTCGGGGAGATCGCGCGGTGGGACGTTTGTGGGCGTGATCCGCAGACTCTGCCCCTCGGTGTTCTTCGCATAGGGCGTCGGCACGTTCTTTTTCTTCGCCATGACCTCGGTTTGCACGAGGTTCGTGCGCTTCTGCTTCGCGAGCGGCGCCGGGGAATTCTTGCGCTTCGCGGCGGGATTGCCCTGCACGAGGTTCGGCTTCATGCCCATCGGTGGTCTCCTGTTCGCGTGAGCGCTGGCGATGCTAGTGGCGCATCCTGCGACCTTTCGCCGACTTGATAAAGCCCCCCGCTTCGACGGCGTGCGGGCGTTTCCAGAGCGCTCCCTTTCCATTGCCGCCGCCATGCGTAGCCCCGCTCTTCGCGAATGTGTGCGCTGGAAGGCTCGCGTAGTGCACGGCGAGCGGCCGCAGCAACTCCTTCACCGCCCATGCGATGCTCGAGACGCAGGGAAGAACGTCGACGATCGTTCCGCACGGGCCCGAGAGCGCGCGGCGCGAGGCGATGCGCCATGGAATCAATGCCGCCACCTCTTCCCGCCGATCAGGTGCTCGATCATCGCGCGCATCTTTGGATCTGTCGCTAGGTCAGGCTGCTTCGGGTGGGCCGCTGCACGGCCGCCGCCGACGTCGACTGTGATCGCGTTTGCTGGGGAGGCGACGACGAGGCGGTTCTGCTCCTCCCAGAATTCGAGGGCGAGCTCGACGGTGTCGCGCAGGCCGTCCTTGGCGATTCTATTCGCGCGCTCAAAGCTCTCTGCTTGCACCACCATGCACTCGCCGGCGAACAGGCAGCCGGTCAGGCGCTCCCCGCGAACCGTGCCGTCGATCGAGAAGAAGAACACCTTGTTCTTCGGGTTAGGGTCGCCCGGAAGGCGAAATTCTTTCTCGAGCCGCGGGCGTGGATCTGAGAGCTCGGCCAGTTCGTCCATGTCGAGCACGCGCCGTGCCTTCAGGTGCCGCTCGACGTGCCGGCGCGCGATCTCCCCGACACGCGCCTGCTCCGGCGTCACTCCATCCGGTACGTCGACCGCCCCGGGCTCGGGTGGCCCTTCCAGGCCTCGGTCAGCAGCCATTCGCCGCTCCTTTCCTTCGGTCGTGCGGTTGCGGGATCCGCGTCTGGAAGCTTGCGCGGGCGGGACATGCAGGCGTAGCGGATACCGTCCGGCGGGTGATCCTCACCCTCTGTGTCGGCATCCTCGAATTTCGACTCGACGTCGTCGTGCTGAAGCGCGGCGAGCGTTCGGAATGCATCCGGGCAGAACTGCGTGAAGAAAAGCATGGGCGGGGAATGCTCGGGCCCGTGGTCGCCGCGCAGGCGGTAGCGCACCTGGTTCCAGCCCG